TTATGAGCATGATAAGCCAAAAACATAAGATCCCAAATACCCAACTTTTCGGATGCCTGACCAATAGTGTTTCCTGTCTGCTTTTCCCATTTTGCCCACTCAGGTGGTTGGGCAATGTAGGTTGCTTGCTCACCTGAGTTGTATTCAATTGTAATTGGTAATTTCATTTGTTTGCTCCCGTTTTATATTTTAGCTAAAGGTTTCGGTGACTGCACCCTTAGATACTGTAAAGGTGAATGATACTGTCTGAGCATCAACACCTGAACCACCTGCTGTTGGAAACTCAGGCTTTACTGGAAACACAAATTGTGCTCCTGATGCAGCTGTAAGTGTCATGCTGATATCTGTATCTGGTGCGGTTTCAGCAGCTGTCCATAGAGCCTCGCAAACTGAGTTTGCCTTGCCCCAGTCAGCTAACATATCCAATTGGAATGTTCCTGAAATGTTTGTGGTCTTGTAAGCTTCGCCTTCCATGGTCTGATAAACCTGACGCTCATTGACCTTGGTTAGAACTGCGTTAGTCGCTTGTGCTTGAATATCTGTTCCACCTGTGAAAGATAAACCAACATCACGACCGGTAATTACGACTGTTGCCATGATTTCTCCTTATGCTGTTTGTGTGTAGTAGGTAGATACTCGAACATCTGCGATTAGCAGCGTTGATGCACCAACTTGGGTAACTGTCGGTCTTTCAACCGAGCTGACGATATATCCTGCTGGGATAACTGCCAGAACACTCATTATTAACTGCTCGATGTTGTCGAGCGATGCCGGGTTGCTGTTATATGCAACCGCAACTGAAATTGTAAAATTGATCTTTGTATGAATTGTAGATTTGTTAATTGTTTCTAATTCAAGATATGGTGAATCTGGAACCAAAACCACAGCTGGTGGAATTACCGATTCTGGAACAAAACTATAAACATTTCCTGCAACGCTAGCCAAGGCAGTTGCTAAAGGTTGTCTAATTGATGAAAGAATTGTGCTTGGCATTTATTGAGCCAAACCTTCTGTATCCATGTATGAGCCAAGTAAACCAACACATTTATTAAATAATGATCTGCCCATTCTAAATGGAGTGCCAGTAAAATCTACTCCTTCGATTTGTCCTCCGCCGGCAAGTCTTGCTTGAAAGACTTCGACTGAAACTGTATAGACGGCTGATTGAACAGCTGCGTTTCCAACATAAGTTGATGCGCCAGAAAGGGTAGCAACTCCGGATGGGATGACATTAGCCTCGAGTATATCGGCGTTAGTGATCGATGCTGAAAAGGTATATTGTCCAAGATTGTCTGCCAAGACAGTTCTTGTGCCGTTGTATGGGCTTCCGCATCCTGTGATGACAACTGATTGTCCTTCGGTAAATTCATGAATTCCTAGTGTAGTAAATGTAGCAACATTGTCTGACAATGAGGTTGCTTGAATTGGTGCTTTAAATGTAACAAGCATTGGCAGAATAACAGTTTCTGCTGTGTCAATAATTTGGTTTAAATAAGTATCGTCATACAAGGCAGATGACACGCCGAGCACACTTCTAAGCTGTGAGGCTGTAATTATGCTTGGCATGTCATCTCCTTTAGGTCTCCCATTATTAGCTGCCTAGGATCGGGAGCAACCCTAGGCATTAAGTTGGGCTAAATTAGTTCTTGTTGAAGTGAACTGATCCGTTGGCGATCTTGACTGCAAGTGCGCCATAGCCATAGTAAGCAACAGATACTTGACCAGTTGCTGTTACATCTGAACGAAGTTGTAAGCGTGGGCTCTCATACCATGTGTATGACTCTGGGTTGATTACAAACATTGATCCATCGCCAGTTGTGTATGTCAATGCTGATAGTGAACGAGATACATAAAGATCAAGTCCAGCAACATTTCCACGAAGTGATTGAGGTCCTACTGCTCCACCTGCGTTTTGTGGATTTGAAGCATTGTAGATTGGGCGACCGGAATCGTTATAACCCATGATGTTACCCCATTGTTCTGGAGATACCACGATGTTGCGAGCAAATCCCAATGAGTTTGAATAAACTAATTGAGCAGCTTGTGCAGCATAAGCAAGAAGTCCTGCTGCTGTGTTGTCCTGTGCTGTTGTTGCAATTAAACCAGATGAAATGATGCCGTTGGCAACAAACTTATCTGTTTCTTTTGCATAAGCAAATTCCATTTGACGAACTAACTCATCAAAGAATGCTGGTGATGAACGATCTAGCAACTCAACTGAGAATGTCTGACCGCCAGCAAATTTCTTAACATTTACTGTTACGAAAGATGATGCCATGTCGGTTGAATCAATTGTTGCTGCTTCCGCTTCCTCAGCAACTGTTGGAGCAGTTGTAATCTTTGGAATCTCAAAAGTCATGCCTGATGCTGGCAATACGCCACGAGAAATTGCATCGATTGATCCACGATCTGCATTTGAAATGCCATTGATAACTTCTGCTGATTGTGGTGTTGGAATCAAGCCAGAGTTGTTGCTGGTTGTATCAGCAGCCATTACATACTGACGGCTCTCATCGTTTCCTAGGGCAGCACGAACTGAATGCTCTAGGTATGTTGCTTTGTTGATAATTGGTGAGCGTGGCTTTGTGTATGCAACAGATTGTGCTGCTACTACTGCCACAGGCTCAGACTTTGCAGCTTCTACCGCTTCGGTTGCGATAGGAGCCTCAGATTTAACATCTGACACTTTGTCCTCCTGTGTTGTTTGATCCTCAGCGGTTGCTTCGGAATTCTCTGGTGTATTTGTTGCAACTACGGATTCAACTTTTGCTGAAGCAATTGCCGGATCAGACACCAAACTGACCTCTTGTAAAGAACTTTTTGAGATAACCATTGCTCCGTCTTTGTTATCCCATGCATCTACCATGACACCAACGGAGAATCCATCACGCAAGCCTGTGGCTGCTTCCTCAAGTGCATCATCAGCTGCAAAAGTCTTTGCTAACTTAAATGTGCCTTCTAAACCTTGATCGTTTGCAGTAATGTCAATTAACTTACCCAATGGGCGAGTTTTGTCATGCTCTAATAGCAATTTGACAGGCTTTGAAAAATCAATGCTGTCCTTTGCAAATACTGTTCTGCCGGCTGATGTATTTCCAGCCTCATTCCAAGAAACAATAGTTCCTGAGATTGTTCGCTTGTTTGTATCAGCAGCGGTTATTGTAATTGGGAAATTAATCTTCATCGGATTAAGTCCTCTTCCTCTTGGATTTGTTCGACACTCATTGCGCCGATGCGGTTTAGTATTTCGTAAACTTGAGCACGCTCTAATGCTGAGCCTCTCAAGAAATCATCAATGTCAAATCGGACTTCAACGCCATTTGGCACAAAGTCAGCAGCAGATAATCTTTGCTCAATTGGTGTAATGATATTTCTCAAACTAAAATCAATAAGGGCTTTTCTTTCCATCACAGTCGTGCTATAAGTCATGCTAGTAGTTTCAGCAGATAAGAATGATGCTGGGATCCCAACAGCTCTTGCAATTTCAGTTGCTAGGTATTGCCGTGCTTCATTTAACTGTAATTTTTGCGGATCAAACCCTAAAGCGTTTAATTCAACATCAGCATTCAAAAATGCAGTTGCTCTGGTGTTTCTTGCAACCTTCCATGATTCGAGAAGTTTTGTAATTCGCTCTGGAGTGAGGTTTGTGCCATTTGATTTTAATACCATTGTTGGAACTGGCTCTTTTGCATATAGTTCGGCAGCCTTTTCCAATTCTTGTGCAGCTCTGATTGTGCGACCTGCTCGATTTAATACACCTTCATCTAATCCGCTAAATACAATTAAAGATCCAATACCTGATGCTGGAACATGCATACCATCAACCATGTATGAGGTAATTTCAGTTTGATTTGCATTAAGGTTGTATGTAACTCGATCTGGTGCAACTCTTGTCCAAGCTCTTACCCGACTGTTATCGGATGCAGCATAAGAATCTAAAACTTGTCCATAAGCAACGCCATGAAATAACAAATCCTCAGCGATCCATGCATAGATTGCTGATCCAGCAACTCTTGGATCTGGTTGCATAATTACTCTATTTGGATCTAAATGTTCTTTTGTAAAATGATTGTAAGTTTCTAAAGGAAGCGATCCAATTGTTGAGCAAATAATATTTCTTGCTCTTGCAACAGATGGAACAGACATTGCTTGTTCTCTGGTTGCTGTTTGTGCTCCATAGAATAATCCACCAACTGCTGATTGTAAATTGTAAGGTGTATTAGCGGCAGCTACATCGACTGTTGGAGTAATTGCGGTATTTGTGATAAATCGATCGAAAATTCCCATTAGCACATAATATACCATAAATACAAATTATCCGACTTGTATATCAATTTCCGTTTCTGCTTGTGTCGCAAAATAAGTTGCTAACGCCGAAGCGACAGCTGCACAAACTGCCACTCGACTAGCACGCCTTCCGATGATCCATGACCCATCCCCATAGGGCAGTTTCGCAGCGGAAAGCGTTTGTTGGGTCAGTTCA